AACAAGTCATCATAAAGCGGTGTAAAGACGAGGTAGGTTTCCGGTGCCTTCTTTTCAAAAGAAACGGCTCCTGACGGAAGTCCTAACTCTTCTGCTATTCTTTTCAGTTCCGCTAATGCACTCATATGTCAAGCTCCCTTTTCAGCGTCTCTTCCATCGCATGGATAGCAGGCTTTCTTGCCTTTCGTCTGGCAGGCTTCATCCAGGGCTTTGCCTTCTGACCGGACTTTCCGTACTCCAAGACCTGGGCTTTCAGTGCATTCGGCACACCCTCACGGTCTTTGGAATCTCCGACACCCACCCGGATATTCCACTCGCCGTTTCTATCCTGCAAGGCCGGTGTAATGCCGAGACTTCTGACAAGGTCGCCCTTAGAGCGGGAAGGGTACTTGGTATCTTTACCGATCCTGCCTTCAAGGTTTGCCTTCATCTGCGAAAGCACAACCTTGCCGCCGCTTTGTAAAATCTTAGGGGCTGCCTGGTCAAAGCGGTCGCCGAGCTTTGAGAGTTTGTCCAAAAACTCATCCGGCATCTTGATTTCACACCTAGCCATCTTTGACCACCCCTTCCGTATCGACCTTTTCAGCCAAGATCTCCCAGTAGAGCCCTTTATGACGGATATCTTCGACGGAGAGGATGTTGTATCTGCCGTCCTCCGTCACCACCACACACCGGGTATCAAGTGTGATGCCGGGGATGGAGCGGATGCGAAAGAGCACCGTCGCTTTGGAAAAAAGACTTCTATTCTTCCACATTTCACTGCCATAGCGGTCTTCCCGGTAGGCTCTGACGCTTACTAAAAGTTCGTCACGCTCTACCGGAAAACCATCCTCGTCCGTTCCTTGTTCCACGCGGAAAAGCTCAATAAAATGTGTCAATTTAATGCTCATAGGATCACGTCCTTATCACCTTGAAGCAGAAGTTTCACTGTCTCCCAGACCTGTTTCGCAGCATCGGGAGAATCGGAAAAGAAGCCGGCCGTAGAACCGTCCCTGCTTTCATAAAAGAAAGAGGCAAGGACGATCACGGCCTGCTTCGTGCTTTCTGTCATCGGATGACTTTGATAGTGATCCGGCCCTTTTTTCTGGTATCCCTCTGCATAGGAAATCGCAGAGGAAAGGCAGCGGAGCATGAGGGGATCATCCGCGTCATGCTCCACAACCAGATTTTCTTTTAATGGATGAAGAAGCTCCTCTGCGTTCATCGTTTCCTCCTTAAGCGCCGGCCTTCATCTGCAAGAGCTTCACGCTCTCAGGCAGGATTAGCTTGCCGTCCACTCGTTGTGTAGCCTTAAAGCCAACTTGTCCCGTTGCGGCAAAGAGCTCATTCAATCTTTGGAAAGACCTGCCCTGACGGTCGGCGATCCAGTAGTAGGAAAAGTCGCCGAAAGCAATCGCCAACGCTCCACCCTCTGCCAGAGGAGCAAAGCTTGACGTGTACACGGGACGATTCAAGATGGTATCCGGTGTGCCTGCTGTGAGAGCCGGCTGCCAGAGGTACTGTCCGGTGTTGTCTTTAAGTTTCCTAATCAACTTCACAGTCGCATCGTTCATAATAAAGACGGCATTTTTCCTGTACGGTGCACGAAGCGAATAGAAGAGGTCGATCAGCTCATCTGCCGTCACTGCTTTATCCGACGCAGCCGTAACGCCAACTTCTCCACCGCCTACGGTTTGGAAAATGCCTGTGGGCTTGCCTGTGCCGTCGCCGATAAGGAAGGCTTCCTCTTCTTTGGAACCCATACGCCTGCCGAATTCTTTAGCGATGTAGCTTTCCAGGTCAAAGACCGAGTCGTTTAAAAGTTCCTCGGAGACTTTGAGCATAGTCGCCAGCTTATAAGCACCGATGGAGACCTGGCCGAAGGCAGGATCAGATTCCGGGATAGCTGCTTCTTCATCTACCCAGCTAGCCGTGCCTTTTGTTGCAACAACGGGGATTTTGCGGTCGCCGGAAGAGGTCTTAATGACATGAGCGATTTTTCTGAAGATGTTTTCTTCTTCCAACGCTTCCACAAGCGTCTGTTCAAACTCATCCGGAGCCAAATAGCCGCCCTCGGAGTCCGTACCGACCTGCAGGGCGTTCGTAATAACAGCGTTCTTCTTTCTCATAAGATTCCAGAAGTCACGCTTGTAGGCATCACTGCCCCTGCCGGTCTTGTCTTCCTTGGCCTGCATAGGGTTTGTCACCACAGGACGGCTGGTCGCCTCGTTAAGCTTCATGTCCATGTCCCGTTGGCGTTCCAGGCGGTCGATTTCTTTTCCAAGATCGACGACTTCCTGTTCCATCTTTTCGTAGGCGGCCGTGTTTTCTGCTGAGACGATGCCTTTGTCGTCTCGCTTCTCTTCCAAAAATGCCTTAGCCTTTTCCCAAACTTCAAGGCGCTTGTTTCTCAGTTCCTGAATTTTATTCATTTCTTCGTCCTCCTTAATGACGTAAAAGTTCGAGCCTTTTTTCCAGCTCTGTGTATCTTGTGCCTGTTTCGGATTGTTCTTGGATGTCTGTTTTTTCTGCGGGTTTTGTATCCTCCGCTTCTTTCTTAAAAACAGCATCAGGGCCGATTTTATTTAGGACTTGAGCCACCATTTTTCTGGCGGCATAAGCCATGCCTTCCTCCGGTTCGCTTTCTTCTCCGGTGAAAAGAAAACCGTCGCAAAATCCCAGCTCCTTTGCCTTCCTTGCATTCATCCATGTCTCGTCGTCCATCAGTTGGGAGATCTTATGCCTTGAAAGCCCGGTCTTGAGTTCGTAGGCATTGATGATGGAGGCTTTGACCTCCTCAAGAATGTTTACGGCTCTTTCCATCTCGTCTTTCCAGCCCTCGGCAATGGTCGTCGGGTTATGGATCATCATCATGGAAGAGGGACTCATCAACACTTCGCCGCCGGCCATCGCAATGACAGAAGCGGCAGAAGCGGCTAGGCCCTCTACTTTGACCGTGATTTTTCCCTGATGGTCCATGAGCATGGTGTAGATCTGTGATGCCGCAAAGACGTCGCCGCCCGGAGAGTTGATCCAGACCGTTAAATCTCCCGGATGTCTTTCCAGCTCCGACAAGAAAAGAGCCGGTGTGACCTCATCGCCAAACCAGCTCTCTTTTGCAATCGGTCCGTCCAGTCTTAGGACGGTTTCTCCCTTTTCCGGATCTCCTCGTTGAAAGACCCAGAACTTACGTTTTTCCATTTGCTTTCACCTCCCTGCCGGCAAAGATGCCAGCGTCTTCAAGTTTGGTCATGTTGCCGTTGATCAAGTACAGATCTCCTCCTTCTTCTTTTGATATTAGGTTCATGTTTTCAAGCCTCCTGATATCGTTGGCGCTCATCCAACCGTTTTGTCTGGCTGTAGCATAGCCGCGCATCCTGCTTTCATAGTCACCTCGAAGAAGACCGTCCACATTGAACTCAACAAAATAATCTTGTCGTTCAGATGGGTAAAGAAGTGTCTTGTTCATCGCCTGCTCGAGTCGAACCAGCCAAGGTCTAATGGTGTGAACGACAAAGCTAATAGACTGATGCTCGATATTGGAAAAAGTCGCTTTGTCGAGGTCTGCCACCAGATGTGGCGGCACACGGTAGATACGACAGATTTCCTCCGTCTGGTACTTTCTTGTTTCAAGAAACTGTGCTTCATTCGGTGGAATCCCGATCTGCTTGTAGGTCATGCCTTCCTCGAGGACAGCCACCTTATTTGCATTGCCGGAGCCTTGAAAGAGCTGGTTCCAGCTTTCCCTAACCTTGGACGGGTCCTTAAGCGTCCCCGGATGCTCCAAAATACCGCCCGGTGCGGCTCCGTTTGCGAAGAAACTCGCCCCAAATTCCTCTGTTGCCATAGCCATGCCGATGGCGTTTCTCGCCATTGTAATCGGCGAGTAGCCGACCAGGCCGTCAAATCCAAGGCCGGGAATATGAAGGATTTCTTCTTTGCGAAACGCTATATTCTTCATGCCGCTTTGGTAAAGGTAGATGAGTTCATCCTCCTCGTTGCGGCTGACCTGCATCTTGTCCGGCAAAAGGGGATATAACCCAGTAATTTCGCCGTGCCCGTTTCTTACAATCTGGGCATAGGCATTGCCCCATAAAAGAAGATGGGTCATCAGGGTTTCCCGGAAGATGAAGGATGTCATTTCCGGATTTGGGCTGTCGTGCAGGAGAAAATACAAAGGATGGAGTGTATCCCGCCTTTTTCCTTCCTCGACGTGTCGGTAAAGATGCAAGGGCAGACTCGCAACAGTCTCTGCAATTACTCTGACACAGGCATAAACCGCCGCCGATTGCATGGCATTTTTCTCCGTCACCTGCTTTCCGGAAGAAGACGGGGCAAAGAAAAACCGGAACACCGACGGTTTTGTCAGCTCCGGCTTGTCTCGGCTTTTGAATAGATTTTTTAGAAGTCCCAGAGGACATCACCTCCTTGCATTTTTCTAAAAGAGTAGCAACCCTCGCTCGTCATAAACAGAGCCGGAGTCACTCCCTTGATTTCTGATTGCCCGATCAAGGGCCATGATAAGAGCTACCGCTCCGTCAATTCGCTCGGTTGATTTTTCCTTGTCCGGCTTGATGTTTCCAGCCGGGTCAGTGCGAACAAAAATATTATCAACGCACCAGCGAAGAACAGGATGCCCGCCGTGTGCGAGTTTTTCTTCCAAGACCAGCTTCATCAACTCTTTAGTCGGAGGACTCATGTCCTTGTATCCTTGCCCGAAGGGAACTACGGTAAAGCCCATGTCTTCCAAGTTCTGGCTCATTTGCACCGCACCCCAGCGATCAAAGGCGATTTCACGAATGTTGTATTTCATGCCTAAGTCTTCAATAAACTTCTCAATAAAACCGTAATGCACAACATTGCCTTCAGTCGTAAGAAGAAAGCCTTCTTTTTTCCAGACATCATACGGCACATGGTCTCGGCTTACCCTAAGCGGCACATTCTCTTCCGGTATCCAAAAATACGGAAGGACAAAATAAGGCTCCTCATCTGTTTCCGGAGGAAAGACCAGGACAAAGGCGGTCAAGTCGGTCGTGCTTGAAAGGTCAAGCCCGGCGTAGCAAACACGGCCGAGAAGCTCTGTTTTGCTGGCCGGGAAGCTGCAGGCATCCCACTTTTCCATCGGCATCCAACGGACAGACTGCTTCACCCATTGATTGAGCCTTAACTGCCTGAAGATATTCTCCTCAGCAGGGTTTTGCTTGGCGCTGTTGCAGGCAAGTCGAAGTTTTTCAATATCAACGGTAATACCAAGTGAAGGATTGGCCTTCTTCCAGACTTTCTCATCTGTCCAATCTTCATCCTCATCCGCTCCGAAGATGACAGGGTAAAAGCTCGGATCCCGCTTTCTCCCTGCAAGGATATCCTCCGCTTTTTGATGAACTTCCCAGCAGATAGAGTGCCTATCCGTTCCCGCTGTTGTGATCAGGAAGTAGAGCGGCTGCTTTCTAGCATCGCCCGAGCCTTTGGTCATAACATCGTAGAGCTGGCGGTTAGGCTGAGCATGAAGCTCATCAAAAACAACTCCGTGAACATTGAGACCGTGTTTGGTATAAGCTTCGGAGGATAAGACTTGATAAAAACTGTTTAGAGGTTTATAAATAAGCCGCTTCTGTGATATCAAAGGCTTGATTCTGGCCTTCAGCGCAGGGTTTTGTTCCACCATCTGCACAGCGACATCAAAGACGATGGATGCCTGCTGACGGTCGGCAGCACAGCCATAAATCTCGCCTCCATATTCAAAGTCGCCGCAGGTCAGGTATAAAGCAATGGCAGCGGCAAGCTCACTCTTGCCTTGTTTTTTCGGTATCTCAACATAAGCAAAGTTAAACTGCCGATAGCCGTTAGGTTTTACGATGCCGAAGAGGTCGCGGACAATCTGCTCCTGCCAGTCAATCAAATCAAAGGGCTTGCCGTACCACTCGCCCTTAGTATGTTTAAGGAGATTGATGAAGGTCACAGCACGATCCGCCATATCCTCATCGTAGTGGGATGTGGGCAGCATGAATTTTGTCGGTGTATAGTTTTCAAGTTTTCTCATGCCGTCCTCCTCTCCAAATAAAAAAAACGACCCCTTAGGCCGTACTACGAGCAAAAGCCCCTAAGGGCTGATGCACTTTATTTTTCAGTTGTAACTAGGCGTGCTCAAAGCACCATTTGATGGCGTGACCGCTGTCTTTAAATCGCTCTTCCGGTTCCGCTATTAGAGACAATCTTGCATCAAGCTCGCTCGGAGCATCTTCAAGGTCGACCATCTCATAGATTCTTGCTAGGTAGCCGCCATTTTTTGCAGGAGCAGCGAAAAACACCTGGTCATTCCACCGTACGACTGCTGAAAAGTACTGGTCTCTATGCTTGCCAAGTTTTCTTAATGTTGTAAAGTCTCTCATTTCTGGCAGCTCCTTTTGAGGTATTCGTTCCAGCTGATTTCGCCGGCTTCATAAGCGGCTCTTGCAGGGTCTTTTTCCTTCGCTAAACGCTTCTTTTCTTCAAGTCTCTTCGTTGCTTCTAAAAAACTCTTTCTTTTTAATTCCTTGTTTGTCATATCCTTGACCTCCCTTGTTTTTGTACGTACATATTCGCTCTAAAAGAGGTAAAAGCCAAGTCCTAAAAGCCTTTATTTGCAGGGTTTTAAGCCTACTTATGCACAAATTATCAGCAAGATTACCTGTCGCTATTGGACAAGTATTTCTCATCACCTGTAAGAATAAACCTGCCGTAGTCGGCTCTGTTTTCCTCGATGAAAATCACCAATTCGTAAAAGTCCATCTCATTAGCGATGCGCTGCACCATATAGCTGTCCAGCATATTGGTCTTGCCGCTGTCACGGATAGTAATGATTTGCTCTTTTAAGCTCATTCATCAATCCTCCTCGCAGAATCCTCACCATAAACGACATTGAGTCCCGAGCCGTTGTCCCAGCGGACAAGGATGCTTCCGATGTCATCGACGGCAATCACCGTGCCTTTCGTACCTACAGGAGGCGCCTGCGGATCATCCATCTTTAAAAGCTCCACTCTGGCTCCTCTTGGATAGGATTTCCTTAGTGCTTCAAGAGCATGTTTGTTAATCGTTCTCACGGCTTTCCTCCTTAGAATGACGGTAAGCGGAAGAACCGCTCAGGTTTTGAAGCAGCATTCTTCTTGCGTCCTTGTATTCCTCACCGATGTAGCCGAGCCTTAAGAGAAAACAGCGGAAGCTGTACTTCTCGTTGTCCGTCACGGTTTCCCGTTCCAGAACCCTCGTCTGTTCTCTCGCCATCTGGCAGAGCTTGGAGACAAACTCCGTATAGACTTTTGCTTCGTCAGCTCCAAGGATGCGGTCAAACCAGGGAAAGTCCACCGTCTCGATGTTTCGTTCTGCTGTGGTGCGGTCGGCGTTCAAGGCTTTCTTTATGAGTGCCCCCTTGGATTCCAAGATCCGGTCCAGCTTCTGCATGGTTTCTGTTGTAAAGAACTCGGCCGGAAAGGAAATGGTAAAACCGTCTTTTACAGTCTCAAAGCCCTGTGCTTCAAGTTCTGCGACAATCCTCTCAACATCATCTCTCAAGAAATTAACGCCCCAAATCATCGTGCCGTCTTTTTCTAAAAAAGAGTTTCCAATGCGGTAGCTCATGGACGGCATGCCAAGGTAGTTCACTTCCGTTTCGAGTGTCTCCGCCAGTGCTTTGGCGAGGTCTTTTCTTTTGTATCCCTCGAGGGAAAATCTTGTTTGCATGGTTTTTTCCTCCTTCTTTTTGTAGGTACATGTTCGCTCTAAAAGGAAGATAAGCCAAGTCCTAAAAGCCTTTATTTGCAGGGTTTTTGGAAGATTTATCCGACAAATTTACAGCTTCTTGTTTGTTAAGATTTGACGGTCTTCACAAGTTTTTCGTAGGGGATTTTCTTGCCGTCCCGCTCCACAAAAACACCTGTTGCATCACCGTTTTTATACTCCACATACCGTCTTAAAATCACAGAAGCATACTTGTCATCAATCTCCGCCATGTAGCAGATACGGTCGGTCTGTTCGCAGGCAATGAGGGTAGAACCGCTGCCGCCGAACAAATCAAGAACGATGCTGTTTGCCTGGCTAGAGTTTTGAATGGGATAGCTTAAAAGGTCAATCGGCTTTGAGGTCGGATGGTTCTCGTTTTTCTTAGGCTTGGCAAACTGCCAGACTGTCTTTTCCGCACGGCCCGCATACCACTTGTGCTTTCCTTTTTTATTCCAGCCAAAGAGAATCGGCTCATGCGACCACTGGTAAGGTGACCTTCCGAGAACCAGCGAGTCTTTTGCCCAGATGCAGACACCAGACAAATGAAAACCGGCATCTTCAAAAGCTTTTCTAAAAGTGAGGCCTTCCGTGTCCGCATGAAAGACATAAGCGGATGCTCCGGCTTCGGAAACATCAATCATGTTCTTAAAAGAGCTGAGGAGAAAGTCATAGAATTCATCCGCTTTAAGATTGTCGTTTTTAATGGATAGACCGGATGCACTCTCATAACTCACAGCATAGGGCGGATCGGTCAGGATAAGGTTCGCTTTTTTTCCGTCCATGAGCTTTTGTACATCTTCACGTTTTGTTGCGTCACCGCAAATAAGCCGATGCTTTCCGACCGTCCAGACATCGCCCGCCTTCACAAAGCTTGCTTCCTCCAAAGCGGCAGTCAGGTCGAAGTCGTCTTCTTCCGTTTCGATTTCACCTAAGAGCTTATGAAGCTCGGCGTCTGTAAAACCTAAAAGATCCAGGTCAAAGTCCGCTCCTTCCAGTTCGGAAAGTTCTATTGAGAGCATTTCTTCATCCCAGCCGGCATTCAATGCAAGCCTGTTGTCGGCCAAAATATAGGCGCGCTTTTGCGCTTCGGTCAGATGTTCCACAAATACACAGGGAAGCTCCGTCAAACCTTCTTCTTTGGCGGCTAAAACCCGGCCATGTCCTGCCAAGATGTTGTAATCCTTGTCAATCAAGCAGGGATTGATGAATCCGAACTCACGGATAGAACTTCTAAGCTGCAGAATTTGCTCCTTGCTGTGCGTTCTGGCATTCCTCGCATATGGGACGAGTTTATCGATGGGGACTTTCTCAAAATGTTCTGTCATTTTCATAGACTCACCCCCGTATGAAGCAAAAGCCCTGCCAGGTCATTTTCCCAAGGCAGCCTGCCGTCGCCGAAGTGGCCTGTGACAGCAAGGGAGGCATAAGAGCCCCGCCTGAGGCGGAGATATTGAATCATGGGCAAGACAGACAAGGGGAAAAGCGTCTCGCATTGTTCCCTGATGGTTTCAAGATCCTTTTTCTCCGTACCGAAACAGTCGATGTCCCAGTAAAGAGGATCGGGCTTGCCGATAGCATAGGCTATGGAAACTTCACATTCTTTTGCCAATCCTGCAGATACAACACTGCGTGCAATGAGCCGCGCCATGTAAGCTCCCGACCTGTCCACCTTGGTCGGATCTTTCCCGGAAAAAGCTCCGCCGCCGTGCTTGGAAAGCCCACCATAGGTATCGACAGCGAGTTTTCTTCCGGTAAGCCCGGTGTCTGCCGCAGGCCCGCCTATAACAAAGCGTCCTGTCGGATTGACGAGGATATCTTCTTCGTCAAAGGGAAGAATATTGTTAAGCACCGGATGGATGACATGCTTTAGGACTTCTTTTCGCAAATCGTTTGTCGTGATGGATTCATCATGCTGAGTAGAGAGAACCACCGAGTGGATTCTTGAAGCTTCATCTTCTTCGTACTCCACGGTCACAAGACATTTTCCGTCGGGCTTCAGCCCTGAAACGACACTGTTTTCTCGTACTTCTTCAAGTCTTGATGTGAGCCTTCTTGCCAGCACCAAAGCCAAAGGAAGAAAGCCGGGCGTTTCATCCGTCGCATAACCGTAGACGATTCCCTGATCGCCTGCACCGAGCAGGTCTTCCGAACGGTTTACGCCACGGGCGATATCGGGGCTTTGCTTATGAAGCCGCACCTTGATGCGAAATTCCGAAGGTGTATATCCGGCAGAGCGAAGCGTGTATTTTACAACTTTTCGGATATGTACTTTTGCCGTACTTGTTACTTCTCCCGCAACTAAAATGAGTCCCTTAGTTGCCATGACTTCCACAGCGACTCGGGACTCGGTATCTTTTTGCAGGTAGCTGTCAAGTATGCTGTCGGCGATATAATCACAAAGCTTGTCCGGGTGCCCCTTGGTCACAGACTCCGCTGTTTTATAGTGTTTCATCTTGATTTTCCTCCGTTTCGATAATGTGTATTTGAACCCGCCTTAACTACTCGGAAAGTCAGTTCGTCGGTCATTCCTTTTTCTTTCGCAGGAGCCACTCCATCATGTCGTCTTGAGGAGTGGAGATAAATGCGGTCGTTGTGTTTTGCTTCACGATGTCAAAAATCTCATACCAGATGAGATTTGCCTGTTTCTGAAAGTTCTGGCTCATCGAAACAAAGGGACTTGCTATTGCGCCGCCGGTGGTCGGATGTTTTCCTAAAAGGCCATAGGTGCTGATTGCTTCCTCGCATTGAATGAAACGTGCGAAGGCCTGAGCGTAAGATTCAATGAGCCTGGGGTTCACGAGCTTTTCGCAGCGTCTTTCTTTTAACCAGAGCCAGGTTTCTTCATAGATCTCGTCCGCACCTAAAGGTTTCCCGTCCTTTTGCCTTGCGGAAAGGTAGTCCGACGGCTCGGGCATGTCTTCACCATATAAATCCGAGATGCCTTTAGGCTCATCCGGAGCAAAAAGGGCATCCGGATCAAAATCGTGTGTTTCTAAAATATTTGCTTCTTTTCCAGCGGCAATCTTATCAACGAGAGGGTCCGGCTTGCTGCCGGCCTTTACACGTCGGCCGCCTCTGTAGGTTCCGTCTCTTGCCACAAGGCACCTCCTTTCCGTATAAAATAAAAAAGGGGTTTAATCCCCCGTTTGAATTGAACTTTTTTC